GTCTCCATTGGATCATCTTCCTTTCTTTTGTATAATTCAATTATAATATTTCATAATAATTTTTTGTTCCATTTTACTTCGCATAACCAGAGTTTAAATATGTTAAACGAAGGAATCGAATGGAAGCGTAACGATGACGTGTTACAGCGTGAAGATTGTGAAATCGCCTACATTGAATATACTAAATTTTTGTATAATAAATTACATGCAGAAGCAACCTTCAAACTTAATGCTAAACAGGCTATTTCTAAAGAAACAGATATCATAGTTGCTAAAATATCCGATTCGAAATTTAATCCTAAAACTACAGTAAAAGATATATCATACACCGGTATTGCTATTGGTGCGTTATATATCGAGAATGGGTATATTAAATATCGTCAGCTCATAGATACCATGCCTAAAGATTATACGATTATCTTTACAATCAGATGGGATTTATTTTAATTATTTCGTAAATAATAAAATCGAACTGTAAAGTCAACTTTTAATTCACTTTCCGTTAAATTTTTATACCTTACACAGCATGTGGTATTATCTTTGATAGCAGGAGAACCTAACATACCATGAGAATGTGCGTCTGAACTTCCGTAAGTTGCAATAATTGTAGTAGCAAGCGGTACATAATCCTTAAAATTTATTGGTGTATTATCACTTATTGAAATATCGCTATTTGGAAGCACGGTAACAACTCCAGTTCGTACATCATTAAATATCATTCCTTCGTTTAACTCACGTAAACTCTGGTTTACCTCATCAAATCCACCCTTGATCCTGTTCTCCAGATCATTCATCTCTTCCGCAGAAAAGGCATTTCCTTCTGCTGAGATCTGCCCCTCTGCTCTCGCTACGGTCACAAGTTCCGTGCTGCCGTCCTCATGTGTTAATTTTCTTCTGTTCGGGTACTCGGAAATACGATTCACCCATGTTTTTAAACTAAATGCCATGATAAAATCCTCTCTTTCTTATAAAAGTAATCCAATGCTCTGTCCGGCATAGATTTCTTCGCCTGCGTAATGGACAAAGTTTGAATTATAAACTTCATAAATGTCATGTAATATTCTCTCAATATCATTGATTTTCTGGTATGTGTTAATAGGTTGCTGCGGAACTTCCGGTGTCTCTACATACTGATAACCAGCATTCCGCAATGCTGTGGCGTTCTTTAAAAGACTGTCAAAATATGTTTTATCCGGATATATAGGGAGATTATCCTTACAAGTGACGAGAGATATATTCAGCAATTGTGCAATGACATAGCAGTTATTTTCATTTCGCCTGACATCCGATAAGTTGAATGCGCCTTTCATCCCTTGCTGCCATTCCGTTTTTTCACTGTCTGTCATATTCTCCCAGCCTATATTCCGAAGTTCCTGTACACGGTCTACATCTGCCTGTGTACGATCATACACAAACCACGGCAGAATATACTCGATCGTATTCTCGTAGGTACTCTTATTTCCTGCCTCATCGTACATTTCGAGGTAAATGTGGTATAAGCTGTCCTCTGCCACATCTACCGTTGCACGCCACTTCGCCGGATAAGCCTCATCCTGAATAAAAACTGTCTCAACACCATTTACAGTCCCGGCAACGTAAATGATGTCTGTTGACAATTCGAAGCTGATCGTTCCCGAAGCCATCAGCTGACCTCAACCGTGATTGCTACACTTGCACTTGTGCTTACCGGATTTGGCGAAAGTGTGATTCCCTTTAGTTCTGGCACTGTGGTATCAAGCTTTACACTCAATGTAATGCTGGTAGTCTGTCCGGCTCCGTCTTTAGCCGTAACCACAATACTGTTCGTTCCCTCTGCAAGAGTAACCGCTTTTGAAAAGCTTCCATCAGTTTCTACCGCTACTGATCCTAGGCTCGTGCCGTTTAATGTCATAGTCAATGTTATCGGACTTGAAGTTGCATCATTCGTTTTACCGGTTACTGTAAGCGCAGATTTATTTGTGATTAGCCCTGTCTGTGGAGAAGAAATTGTCAATGTCGGCGGCACTGTGTCAATTGTAAATGTTGATGAAACGGTAGTCGCCGCATTTCCGTCATTATCTGACGCATTGATCGTGATAGTGTGGTTTCCATCCTTAAGTGCCGTCTGTGGCGTAAATGTAAACTGATAACCATTTGTAATCCCTTTACTTACCATTCCTGTGCTTGAAGTTGTGTATGTAGTGCTGTCTACTTTAATTTTTACAGATGACAGCTTAACTCCTGATCCACCGGCTTCATCCACGACTTTAAATGTGATCGGCTGTTTATTGTTTGTCACATATGCACCTTTTGATGGAGATACTAGTGTGATCGCAGGCTTCATCGTTTCTTTTACAACCAGTCTCAATGCTTCTCCCAGAGTGGCATCTGTAGCATCTTTCGCCACTACAGTTCCCGCATCATTGGTAATCTCAATTTTAATCGGATAATACTTATTGGACAGATTGTATGATGTGGTTGCAGGGGCTGTAATTGTTCCAACCCATTTTCCATTACTTAAAGTAAGATTCGTCCACACTCCATCAACCTGTACCCTTACTTTTACAATTGCCATTAAATAACTCCTATCTCCTGTCCAGCTATAAGTTCATGATTGCTGGATCTGGTATATTTTGTTTCTGTGTAATATGTCTCTACATCATCTGCCACAACCGTTATTGTTACTTTGGTTTTTGTTGTGACTTTCTGACTGGATAATTTTGCACTGTATATAATTGGTCTCATTTCCATTAGATAATCACATCTCCTCCCGTATATAATTCAGTTCCTGCAAACACATCCTCGGTAACGACAATTGAGTATCCCATGCATGTTGCAGTTGCGATAAATCCACCTGTCAAATCAAGCGTCTGGCTCTCAATCAATGTTGTCGATGTCTTTCCACCAATCGAATTTATATTTGCCCAATTTCCTACCTGCTCTAAGTCAACCAGGTACTTCATTTCAACCTTTTTTCTCAAGGCATGATAACCTAAAAGATAATCGGCGATATCGGGTAATATATCAGCATTATAAATGGTGCATCCACTGTACTTCTTTATATTTTCTGTCTCTCCAGCTTCGATTTTATCCACACGTTTCTCATAAGAAAAAGTGGTATTTGCATATTTAATACCTGTGATCTGGCACTGTCCGGCATCCGGCATGTTAATGATGAGATAATTTGTTTTTACTTCTTTCAGCGTGCCGACACTTGCCGTGATGGACGATGGAAGATATGGACTTGAAAATGTAATCTTGGTATCTCCGGCCGGCAATGTTTTCTTATAAATGTCTGAGTTTTTTTCTTCCAATGCATAGTTTTTCATCTCAATATTCACACCAGAGATATATTTTTCAAGAGATACTTTCGTATTTCCATTAAATTTGCGATCCGTCCCGACAGTGGATTTCACATATCTGTCTGGCTTATAAACCTTGATGGTATCGCTCCGGCTGTCATCTGCAACCGCACCACACGCAAAGCATACCTGTTGCAATGCCTTACGGCACGTCTGGATGGCTAAATAGCCACTTAAAAGTATGTTGCCGACTTCTTCATCAATCGTATATTTTTTGATACCGGCAGTGGCAAATATCGCATTCAGTATCACTTCTGCACGGACATTGTTATATACCTGTCCGTCATAAAATGTATACTTATCTAATAACCCAACTACATCAATCAACTTAAATTTTGCAATATTCTTTGAAAAAGAAAAATCGTCGATGAAGAATGCTCCCATAGGAATCATGTTTCCGTTATTAAACTCTGACAATGTGACTTCCTGCGTTTTCTGCACACTCTTCCATGCTCCGTTTTCGTTTTCTGCGTCAAAGTCATTATTCATATCAACAATTGAAATATCCGCTTCGTTGATAGACAAGGTTGCAGAGGTCACATCAATGTCTTCCTGCACCTTGGCTGTCTGGATCATATCCTTATCCCATACGATATATTTTCCGTATAAAATGTACTGAAGCTTAATATATCTCTGTGGAAAGCTTGTTCTTACAAATTCAATCTCGATTTTTCCGTAATTCTGCACCTGATTATTGCAAACATAAATAAGGCTATCCGGGTAAAATGTCTCTGTGACTAATTTTGTACCGGCAACCGTATACCATGTGATTTTCAGCTCTGCTGGTGGCTCATCTTCAAAATAAAGTGTGATCGCTGCGGATGTATGCTGCTCCTTAAATGTGATCGTGATTTTGGGATTCGTTTCAAACGTGCAGTCATCCATTGATAATGCATCACTCCAGAATGCAATATCGCTTGGATTGTCCGGCAGCACACTTTTACTTCCATCAAGTATAAATTGGTTCAGTTCGAAAGTTCCATAATCGGACTGCTTCGTCTGATCTGCAAATAGTCCAACAGAACCTATTCTCTGGTTATCATCTGTCGTAACCGCAGCATCCGCAAGTGCGGTAACATCTATAAATTTCATTTCTGCCCTGCAATATGTTCTCATAAATGCCCCCTTACGGTGTCCTTGATGGTTTCTTGCTCGTCATTTTCCAAGACAAGCCTTTATACTGCGCTCCGCTGTCCAGTACCTTTTCTACTTCATCTTTAATAGAGGAAAAATACCCATAAAAATCAAATTGCTTACTAGCATCCGGTAGTAATACATGATGGAATCTGTTATCGCAATCCGTGATATGATCTATCAGCCTGTCATACATTTCTGCATCATCGATCGTTCCAATTGAGATCGTATAATTCTTATAAAGTCCGATGGTCTCGTTTTTCATGTCGCCGTCCTCTGTCCTCTCTGCATACTTTTCCAGAAAGTCCAGTGTCCTCTGGATAGACACCAGAGGGATATTATATGTAATTCCATCAATGATAAGTCCTTGTGTATACTTATGTACCATCTTATCCCTCCGCTATACCAAGTCTTATTTCTTCGTCCTGCAAATATGGCAGATTGATTCTTGCGAACTCTTTACCATCCACCGCCAGTACTACTGTCTTTGCACCGCTGTAGTCCGGCATTTTGCTTGCAAGCTTCGATGCAAGGTCGTCCATCCAGCCGGTATTATTTTCAAGTGGCAGCACGGCTTCTCTTCCAGCTTCTCCGATTTCCGCGAGTGTCCTTCCGGTTGTGATACCACCGTTGGCAAGACGCGGCAGGCTTACAGTCGGAATCGTCGGAATGTTTGGATGCCAAGAACCTCCACCTAAAAAGTCAGGTAAATCAAATCCAATGCTATTAAAGCCAGAAATCAGTGAATTGATACCATTAATAACCCGGTTCACCATATTTTCGAACATCTGAATAATGCTGTTCACAAAATCTTTTACTGATTTTTCTGCCTGGCGTAATGCTTTATCTGTGTCTTTCGTAAGTAATGCATGAATTGCAGCAAATACAAGTTTTACCCCTGCCAGTAAAAAATTGATCAGATCTAAAATAAAATCGACGCTGTCTTTTATATTCTGGCTCAGGTTTTCAATAATCGGCAGAATTACCGGAAGCACATTTTCAATAATCCATGCAATAATCGGCTGCAAAATATTTGTCCATAAATCGTTCAGTATGTCTATCACGATTCCAATTATTTCGAAAATATTATCGAACACAGGCTTTAAATGATTTTCATAGGTATCCTCAAACATTAACGCCAGATTCTCTAAAATAGGCTGTACATAAGTGCTCCAAAATTCAAGAAATTTTGCTATTAATTCTGACATTCCATTTTTTACATTTTCGATAAACGGATGAATATGTTCATCGTACAATTCTGTGATTTTATCGGTCACATGCTGCACGCCGTCTGATATAGTCGTTGTTAAATCAGCAATCACACCAAGAACCCCATCCAACGCATCTTTTAAAGCATCCTGATTCTCTACAAAAGGTGTCACGATACAGTCAATGACATCTCTTGCAAATTTTGCTGCATTCTCTGTAACCATCATGAACGCATCCGCAAAAATCTGAATCAGGTTAGCTGTGATCTGCTGTCCATTTTCATCCCCAAATACTGAAAACACATTTGCAAATGCTTCTAATCCATCTGCTGCAAGTGCTGCTATGTCTGCCGACACATCAAACATTTTTTGAATATATCCTTTGATATCCCAGGAATTATTTTCAAGAAAAATCGCCATTCCACCAACAAAGTTTTCTGCGATCGTTGCTCCGATGCTGGTCACGGATGCCGCCATGCTTCCAAGAGAATATGCTACGGTCTGCACAAAATTATCGACTGATGCAAGTACAAATGGATCGGTAAAAATATCAGCCAATGTATTTTTTATGCTTTCTGCACTTGCCTTGATGTTGACAAGTTGAGATGAAATATCCAATTTCTTCCATGTATCGCTCCAACCTTTTTCAATAGATGCTTTTGTTTTCTTAAGAAAATCAAGAAAAGGCTGTAACTTTTTTGTCAAATCACTGGAAGTAGGAACTTCTTCATATAAATCAGATCCTCCACTACCAGATCCGCCACTACCGCTTCCAGAATCATTTTTCTGCAATACATTCAAGTCATCAAAAGCCGCCAATGCTCCAGCTGCTTTTTTGGCAGAACCGGCTGTTTTATCAAGAGATGCCGCATAGTCTACCTGCTGCTTCTTTGCCTTTGTCCAAGTGCTTTTTCCGCTTATAGCCGCAATAAATCTATTCATGGCATTAATGGCATTTGTAAGCCATGTACATAAAGTTACGATTGCTGGTGTCAATGCAGATATGATAGGCGCTGTCAATGCTCCGATAGAATTTTTCAATGTAGCCGTAGCACTTGCCATTTCAGACATTTTTCCATTAAATTCAGAAGAATACTTTGCCATGTTCTGTATACCTTCTGTAAATGCCTTGGATATGGTCTGAAATACTTTCATAACCGCACCGAATATTGCAAAACTAACTACTGTCTGCTTTATTCGTTTCGCCATGTCAGATATTAAGCCAGAGGATTTTTTTGCTGATTTTCCTACTTTTTCAATGTCTTTCGCACCAGCACCAATCGATTTCTCATTGACAACTGTTTCTCTCATCTTCTGATTTAATACGTTTTGCTGATCTGTGATGCCTGCAAGCTTGTTGGAAAGCTTTTTGTATTCTTCTGTTTTTGTAGGATCGGAATATGCTTTTCCGGAGCTTTCGAGTTCCCTCATCTGCGCCTTAACGTTTGCGGCTTCTTTTCCCGTTTCTGCCATTTTGTTCTTGAGGTCTACCCATTTTGAGGAAAGCGCTTTATCCTCTCCTGTTTGCTCCATGCTTTTTATTTCGCCGCGAACGTACGCAATCGATTTAGATAAATCTTCTACATCATATTGCATTGCTTTGTATGTCCGGCTCTTTTTGTTTCCTCCGGTAGCAAGGAATTTTTCCTGCCTGTTTTGCAATTGCGACAACTTGGATCGCAATTCTTCCAATTGCTTTGTTGCTTCTTTATACTGCTTTGATGGCGTATATTTTTCTGTTTCTTTCAGTTTTTCTGAAAGGTTCTGACCTTTTGATACTAAACTATCAAACTGTTTTCCTAAGTTCTTATATTCTTCGGTTGGTATTTTTGCTTTTGCAAGCTCTCTCATTTTTTCAGATACATTGTTAGCTTCACGTGCAAGCTTCTGAAACTGTGATTCCATCTGCATGAGCTTACTTGATGCTTCTCCATTTTCAATCAACGTTTTTATTCTGATTTCGCCATCATATTCAGCCATGCTAAAACCCTCATTTCTTAAACTGTTTCAATGCTTCCTGTTCTATCTCTTTCTGCTTTCTTATTTCTTCCATCATGCGATCGTAATCGTCTATCTTTTCTTTTTCTTCGCTAGTATACTCTTTTTCTGGCTGTTCCAGAGCATATTCATTTTGTGCGTTTCTGATTGCATCTTTTTCCTTGGAACTCATGTTCTTTTCAATTTTCTTCTGTCGAATCTCAATTACTTCCATGAGAGAAGATAATCTTCTTGGCATATTCCAGATCAAGCCATTAAATTTCCACCAGTGCATATCTGCTACGGACAAATCAATACCGTATATCTGCAAGAAATCTGCGTATATTCTCCATTGATCTACATCATAGTCAATAAAACGATTTGTATTTTTGCTACTACCGGCATTGTCGTGATACCATCCGTTTAAATACCAGGAAATACATTCATTTAACTCATGGTACTGTGGATGGTCTCTAAGTTCTCCGTATTCATCAGAGAACATAAGATAAAGAATAGCATTTGTTTTCTCGTACTCATTCATTTCTTTGTCATATTGCAAAATATAAATCTGCATACCTATGCGGAAATCGGTATTTACTTTGTATCCGTTCCATTCAGTAGGCAAATTGTCCAGCATGACATTGTTCATTATTTTGCCCCACGTCTTCTGACATTGTATTTGCTCTGTACCTGTTCAAATCGTTTATTGAAAAGTTTATTCATAACAGGGATAACCTGCTCTACAAACTCCACAATTGCAAGTTCATCCGGGACAATATCTCCGTAAATCTGTTTCATGGCATCTTCGCCAAACAACCCATCTATACTTTCCGTAATCTGCTTAAGATATTTCACACGAATGCTGTTAAGTTCTAATGCTGCATCCACATTCATATCATCCACATTCATATCGTCTTTGTGGTTATTTCTCCATTCGGCTGCTTCTTTTTCACAGTTCCGAGATATATTATTTAATTTATCAATTACACCTGCAAACTTCTTAGCTGTGTCTGCATTCGCTGTATCTACTGTTATAACTGTAATAAGATCTCCGTCTTCGTCTTTTATTGCAATTTTTTTTATACCACTGCTTAATTTAATTTCTTCCATTTTTAACATCCTTTCCTAATGTGGGACACCAAGGAAATGCAGGCATCCCACATATGCTAATTTTTAATTAACACCTATGCAATTGGGTAATCTTCATCCAAAGCCAAAGCACTTACTTTAGGCGCCCATGAAAACGATCCATCACCAGCAATAGTGATTGTTCCCTGTTCTACATCTCCATTTCCATTAATCTGGATTGTAGACTTTAAAATATCACCACCTGATCCACCAGTGCTTGATGCACATACAGTTACCGGAACACGGATACAATCTCCGGATCCGCTTGTAATATCAACTTTATAGTAGCGATAATAATATGTCTCGCACTGATCTCCTGTTGGAAGATTTTTAAAAATATTATTAAACACTTTCTGCATTTCATCTGACAAATGTTCTCTTTCTGGAGACATTGAAAATGCATACCCTTTTACAGAGTTGCTTGCATTTTTCATGTTTACGTACTGTGTGCTTTCTGTGTTAGGTCCCCAGTCTTCTGTAAGCTCTGTGAAACCGTCACCCATTTCAACAAGCTTTTCAGTTGATCCACCCATAAGGCTTCCAATATCCAAAAGTGAGATCATGTTAGTTCTGTCTTTTGCCATGAGTATTCCTCCTATTTTTTATAAAAATATTTAAGCTGCATATTAATTGCTAATTCTGTTGTTTTCCCATCTGCTGTACCGCAAAATACATCTGATGTGCGGTTGATTTGTTCTGCAACAAAATTTTTATCTTTTAATGTAAATTCTCCACTTTCAAGGAACTTTGCAATATTTTCAAGCAGATTGCTTGCTGCAATATTATCCTTGTTTGTTGTTGGATTGCTTTTGTATACGATCTGGAACGTCATTTGTCCGACATAAGAACCGCTGACATATTTTTTCAAATAAACAGGATCCTGCGCCGGAAAAACTCCAATAGACTGAGTATCTTTTATGCTGTTCCATAAGATTGTTGAATTTGATGGTTTGAAACCGGGCGGGAAATCCGGATAACTATTTATCATATCAAGAATAGCTCTTTGCGCCGTTTCTGCATCTGATACAATCATTATTTTTGGCTTTTCATTCAAATCATTTACCTCCAATCTCAAACCTTGGTATAAGGCTGTAAACACTGATAGTATTTACTTTGTAGCAATTCCCTTTTTCATTTACCATGTACTGGAAGAATTTACCCGGATAATCGTCTGAATTAATTAATCCAACCGGCAATTCCCTATCAATGAGAAGTTCATCTTTTTTTGCAATCACTACGAAGTCAAAATCATTACTTCTTAAAGTGAAATGCTTTAACTTTTCTTCTTCGCTCATGTTTTCCCAGTCTGGCGTATTAGCATAATTCAATGTGCCATTGTTCGGGATTTTTACAAGAAAACTATCTGCATCTTTCATTCCGGATTTGCTTATGTTCTCTGCCTGTGTAAGCTCGATTCTTACGTTTTCAAATAAAGTACCGAAATAATATTCAGTTTCTAAAGTGTCGTTGTAATGCCTGTTATATAAAACCACGGCATCTTTATATCCGATTCCCATAAGCTAAACTCCCATGTACAAAAGGTTTTCATGCCTTGAATCAACCATTCCGGTTAGGTAATTTGATGCAATATCGTAGCACTTACGATTAAGTGCCATTTCTGATTTTGCAAGCTCTACAAATGTCGAAGAAGATGCTCCAGCATCATAAGATACTGATTCGCTTCCAGAAGTCA